CCGCCAGTGACGTTTGCAGCGCACGTTCTTGGTGATGTACTTTGCGAGGGATTCAATGCTGTTGTGGTCAAACTCCAATGGCTCGCACCGCGATCTGCCGCGCTTACCCCATGCTTTTTCAACCATTTCACGGGTCAGCCCCGCCGGGTGGGACATGATAACATGATGATGGTGACGGCCCAGCGGCTTGTCCCCGTCAATCGTGCAGTATTCCGAAACCACGATCCATTTCGGGTGTTCGATTCCGTTTTTGTCGCAGATACGGTACAATGCTTTGATGGCATTGGAAAAATCCCGGTCGGCACGTTGCAGATCACCGGGCGCAGGGTGGTGTTCTTCGTTGTAGGTGTATGTAACGGAATAGTCGCCGGGTCGGAAGTTCCGATTTGCCAGCAGTTCCAAATACCGACCACTCTTGCGCAGATTATACGATTCCTTGGCAATGCTGGTGGCAAGCTCTTTCTTTTTCCGGGTGCTGGCCTTGTGCTGCTGCTCTGTCACCTCGAAGAAGTCCACCTGCATAGAGGGGGCCGTGGCATAATTCATACCGCAGATGAATTTCTGTTCCCGAACTCTAAAGCCGCCGGTCATATTCTCCACGTCCTCCTTTCCGCAAACGTCATGGAATTTTCTTAATCATGAGCCACAAACACGAGAGGGGGAACGATGCAGAGGGGAAACACCGGGCCGCGTTCCCTTTGCTCTCTATCCCGGTAGGCTGCTGTAACGCCGCCCTCGTTTTCCCTCTGCACTCCCTTTCCCCGCCGGAGGTAAGCGCATCTCTCCGCGCTCTTCTCTCTGTGTGTCCCTTAGTTTATCTACGGTATACAAGCCCCTTGCCGCCTCGTCAGGGCGGCAATTTAACGACGGGTTTCCTATATAATATAGATAGGGGCTTTGGCGGGCCGCTCAGACAAGCGACATGATCCACTCTGTCAGGTTTTGCAGCAGCACCGACAGCAGGTTTGACAGCACAATGCCAACACACAGCCACCAGAGGGCGATTGCGGCCAGTCTGCGGATTTCCGCCGGTTCAAGTTTTTTCATTTTGCTCTTTCCTTTCTTCCCATGCAGGGCAGGTATTTTCCGGGTCAGTGAAGTCCGCCCGGTACTCAGAATTTCCGTTGAAGCACACCCATGTATAGCCGTCATGCCATGCACAGGTGCAACATTCTTTTTTCATGTTCTGCGCCTTTCTTCTATAATTGAACCGCACACTGGACAAAAATTCCCGGCGCAATCGTCCAAACGGTGATCGCAGTTAGAGCAAAACGGCACTGTGTATTCTTCGAGTTTCAAAACCCGCTGTGTATAAACCGGCTTTCCATCGTACAAACACTCGTTTGTCGGAACAGGATCATATACGACAAACTGCTTGGGCCGTTTTCTCCATGCGATGTGCGCCACCGGGCGCACCCCCTCCGGGGCGACCCTCGGTGCGCTCTCGACCACGCACATGATCTGTTCCACTTCATCTTCCATATCCGGGTTACTTTCGCCGCCCAAAATTTCAGGCACGTTCTCCCGGATTCTCCGAAGCGGCTCTTCCGTGTTGGTAAACTGTTCCATCTCAATTCCTCCCAGCTCTCAGCGCACATTCCGAGCAAACAAACTTCATATCCGGGTTGACCCGCAAAACCAGCTTCGCGTTGTTGGTCGGATACCAGCACTCCCGGCCACACTCCGGGCAGGTTTTCAGTTTCCAATCTGCCGTCCGCGGGTGCGGGACGTTCTTTTTCAGCGGCATTATGCCGATTACCTGTAAGACACTACCCATGATTTTCACCTTTGCCTTTCAGTTTCAGCTCGATTTTCGGCTGCGGCTGGTCGCTGCGGTTCAACGGCGCATAATAGCTGACGCACCCTGCAACACCGTCCGGGTTGTCGTGCCACGACAGCGCGTGTCGAATGACCAGCCATACAATTTCCGCTCTGTACGGAATTTTCATCACATCCGAAATTGGAGCAGGGAGAACGCAACGGTTATACAGCTTTTCCATTTCCTCCCGCATGGTATCCCGCCGATGCAGGGCAACGTCAAAAGCATTCGCCCGCTGCTCGTTCGTCTCATACACATTGTTTTCCAGATCGGAATAAAATTTTTCCATGCAGAGGTCGTCGGCCATATCCCAGAACTGGCCCATGTGCAACCTCAGATACCACTCACAGGCAGTCTTTACCGCTTCCGCCACCGGTCGGCTCATGGTGATTGTCACTGTTTCCACTTCCGGCACGGTTTTTTTCTTCTCCATGACTATCCTCCCTTGCGCCGGGCCAGTTGTTCCGCTGGCCGTGTTCAAACTTCTTCGCCATTGCTGCCACCTGAATTGCTTCGACAGCCAGATTTACTGCGGCTTCCCGAATGGCTTTGAAATCGTCTTTCGGCACAGTCTGGTTTGCCTTGACCATGTTCCACATCCGGGTTTCGATGTAAAGTTTCAGCGGCACAATCGCCCGTTCCGCTTCTTCCAGCTCTTCCCGGACAACATTCTGTCCCTCGTGCGGGCTGGCAAACTGGGGGAAGCGTTTGTTCGCTGCTTCCAGCTCCTTGTTTACCAGACGGCGAACATCTTTTCTTACTGCATCCATTGGCTACTTTCCTTTCTCGAACGGTTCTTCTGCATATCCAATGATTTCTATGGAATGTGTACAGCAGTTCAATTCCTGCTCCAAATCTCCACGAATCGGTATGTCGAACCGTTCATCTACTACATCAACAAGTAATTCAAGCGTTACTTTTTTCAGCAATGTATTGTTCCCCCTGCTTAGAATCGGTCTATGTCGTCCAGCAAGTTACCGATCAACCAGTTGCCAGCCTTTACAGCAGCGTTCAGCCAGTAAATTACCCATTGCGTAACGCCAACGGTCGTTCTGTGCAGAATCGACTTTTCGCTTTGCTCCTTTAGCTCCTTTTTTTCTTCGATTCTAGTCGTGCTCAAATACCTGTAACTCTCTTTGAGATTCCGGTTATCCTCCCGTAATTCAAAATTTTCAGCCGCTATTCTGTTCACGGCTTCTTCAAGAACTTTATTTCTCTCGGCCAAAAATTCAGCATCTTCTGCGGTATACGGCGGACGCATAACTCTGACGTAAAATTCTGGTCTACCTCTCATTCTGTGTCCTCCTTGTTGTTGAATTTGAAACCCAGAAAATCGGCAACTCCATAGCTTCCATCCCTGCACGGGTGACAAGTGTAGATTGTCGGTTCCATGATTTCTTCCGGTTCTTTCAAGTCAACTGCTCTACACATGATCTTCATTACAAAGCTACGGTTGCTTTCTTCTCCGCTGGTAGAGCATTCCACAAATTCTTCACCGCACAATCGGCATTTGTAGATTGCATCAAACATCTTCATTGTTCGCTTCGTTCTCCACTTCATCCGTCAGGTCATCGAATGTCTGTTCATGCTCTTCCTGTTCGCCAGTATGCGTTTCTGCCAGCATAGCTACCAGCTCTTGCAGTGTTGCTTCCGCATACTCGTTCAGCGAGTATGACGTTACGGCTGCTCGTACTCTCATACCGTTTTTTACCACAAAGTACGTTCTTCCGTTGCCGAGCTTTCTTTGGTAGAATCGAATGAAGCCATTGTTCTTGATTTCATCTTCAACCGGCGCAAGTTGCGACCAGCAGATAAGGCCAGCCACCTTTTTATCTTCCGTCACCAGTGGGATAAGCGTTTCTCCCATGTAGTAGATGCCGACGGCCATTTTCTTTACTTCTACTTCGTTCTTAACATTGTCGTCCAGATTGAATCCCTCAAGATCGCTTTTGTATGCGCAATCAAAATCGTTGTAGACCACCTTTTCGATCATGGTATCTTCGCTGATTCCCAGCAGCGCACCCATTTGGCTGCGGTTCAGCGGGAGCGGGAAGCCTGTCGCACAGTAGATAGCCGATGCTGTTCCAATATAAAAGTCGTCGCTCTTGATATTGTGAAAGACGTTGCACACAAGCTGTCGTTTCACCATCTTTGTAACTCCCGAAAGTTTCATATTCAAACCACCTTTCTGATAACTGCAAACGGCGCATATTCGGGGAACTGTTCATCTGCGGATTTCTCCGCTGCTTCACCGGCTGTGCGTTCCGTTTCTGCTTCAAATTCTCGACCGATGATGATGCACGGCGCAGTCACGCCAGCACCATTCCAACCGGCAACGCTGATGTAGTACCTGTTCACAAGTCCCGCACCTCCGTTACACTGTCCACTTGGATTTTCTGGTACTGCGGGTAGTACAGGGCCGCTTCTTCTTTTGCCTTGTCCGCTGCGTCAAGTGCTTTCGGTGCTTCTATGCGGTACGGCAGATAGGCCGGTGTTTCCTGCCTATGGCGGTTTGCGTTGCTTCTTGCTCTGCTGCACCGCAGCATGACTAAGTATTTCGGCATTGTCCTTTCCTCCTGTTAGTTTCGGGCATTTCCGGGCTTGAACCGGTAGGGGCCTGTCCCCATGCTCACAGAATGGAGCCGCCGCGCCGGGCGGCTCCGGTAGGAGAAAATCAGTTGATCCCGTTGATGATGGGAATACTGCCATCACCGCCAACGTATGTAGGCAGTTCGCCATTCCAGAGGGAATCGACGTTTGTGATCCGGTAGTATTCCAGCAAATTGCTATTCAGGCTGTCATTGAGGGCGCGGTTTGCTTCCGCTTTCTTTTCGGCAACGTACAGCTCCGCGTCCGCCGCAACCTTGGATTTCTCCGCTTCGGCATTGGCCGCGATCAAATCAGCGTCCGCCGTTGCCTGCGCTTCGACACGGCGTTTTTCCGCATCGGTTTCCGCCTTTTCCTTTTCCTGCTGGGCCTTTACTTTGGCTTCAACGGCATCCGTAAAGGTATCGGTGAAGTCGAAGTTTGTGACGCTGATATACTGCAAGTCAATGTTGTACTCTGCCAGTACTTCCCGCAGCTTCGTGTCCATCTGTGATGCAACGGCATCCCGGTTCGAGATAAGACTGCTTGCATCGTAGTGGGCGACCACGGCCTTGACCGTTTCCTGCACACGGGGAGTAATCAGAGTGTCCTCGTACTTCTTGCCGACCGACTTGTAAATCGTCATGGCATTCTGCTGGTTGATCCGGTAGCCAACGGCAACGCTCGTGGCGACTTCCTGAATGTCAGAACTGAACGCCGATAAATCCATGTTCATTTCCTGAACACGATTATCCATCTTGACGATAGACTGCCACGGTGACTTGAACACCACACCAGCGTCCTTTGTGCCATCTTCGACTTTGCCGAACGTGGTCACAATGCCGGTGTAGCCGGTGGGGACGTAGGACACGCAGGACACACCGATCATGATAACGGCAACCACGCCGGGAATAAATGCTGCGGCCTTGCCCTCTTCGGACAGGAGCAGAACGGCCAGCGCAACCAACGCGGCCAGCACTCCAATGATGAAAAAGATCATATTTCCTCGCTTTCGCTCATGTGCTTATGTACGGGCGAAAGCTGCGGTGGGATCTGACCGTGGGAGGTTCGGTTTCCACTTAATCACTTGTTCCTCCAAATCTGTTTCTGCTCTTTCAGTATTTCCGACACAAGTTCGATTAGGCTTTCCAGCTCTTGCCGTACAGCGTAAAAGCCGTATGCGTGTTTGCTTTCATAGGCATAGTTGAATATCACTGCCGCGGCGCGTTCAGACAGCCCATGCCCTACTTCTTCCCGTATTTTTTGGTATACCAGATCGTTTACTCTGCAAAAGCCTTTGTTCTTTTCTGTGTTCAGTCGGGCTACTTCATCGTTGTATTTCTTGTTTTCTTCTTCCAACTTCTCTCGGTTCCATTTGACCGGCATATTCTCGTCGAAGATATGCCCAACCTTGTACTTCTGCAAGCCGACCGGCTTACACGACATTTCATTTACTTGGTCGAAATCTCTCTGAATATCATCCCAGTCCATTGCTGCCCTCCGTGAAAATATCGGTATACTTCGTGTACACCTTGCCATTATGGAAGTAGAGGTTATAATCGCACTGGGTAATGTACCACCAGAGCTTCTTGTGATACTCCGTCAGCAAATCGTGGAGGTGGTAGGTTTCCTTGTAGTTTTCATCTACCCGCTGGCGGAAAGAAAGTTCGTCAATCTCTTTGCTGCCCGCCACATAACCGGCGATGAAAAGCACATCCTGTTCGGTCATATTGTCGTCAACGACAAATACCACGCGGACTATCTCGCCGAACTTTCTTTTAACGTGGAGCAGATCGTCGAATTTATGGACGTGGTACACCACCCGTTCAAACCAATTAAGCGGGAAGTCTTGCACTTCCGGGCTATCCGGGAGATAGCTCGTGTGCATTTCCAACTTGACGTTTCGCCGCTCTGCCGTGTGGAAAAGACCCTCGTAGAATGACCAATGATCTTTCCAATGGAACAGCGGATCGCCACCACCAGACACCGAAACCCACTCCGGCCTTTCCTTGCAGAGCACCTTGTTGAGCGGTTCCTGTGTGCTGAAATTGTCTGTTTCGCTCATTTTCAGCCCATTGTTTCTTACGATGCACTCCGGGCAGGTGTAATGACAGCCAAAGTTCGTAATGATGCTGACATACTTTCCGGGGTTTGCGTTGACGCAGCGCATCGGCGTAATTGCTTTTTCACTTTTCATCTTGTTCACCTATTTCATTGCCCCATACGTCCCATCCGGGCGACCGCTGGCGGGCAAAAAGTTCTATCCTCGGCACGTCGCCCAGCAGTTCTACAATCCGCCGTCTTGTTTCTTCTGGCTTCTTGCTGTGTTCCTCTACTGGGGACTCTATAACTTGATGTACTGCATGGTTCTTGATCTGCGCCGCCGGTTTGAATCCGGGTGTTACTCCCAGCAGGCAAATCTCGGCGTTCGCTCGTGTATACGCTCCCATGCCCCAAAAGTTTGTGTTGCTCTTCCGGTTCTTCTTGATCCACACAAAGGCACAGGTCTTATACTTGAAGCCCCATGCTTCCATGACGCGCAGGGCGTCGGCTATCTGTGGGAATGTCGCCCACATGAAGCACACCGACCCCCCCCCGCAAGGTTTTTAACCGGCAGGGCGCATATATCATCCGTCGTCATGGTGTTATAATGCTGCGCGGCATTGCCCCGGCTCTTTGGGCCGGTTCCACACTGGCGATATGACCACGGAGGATCAGCATAGATCACGGCGTATTTTTTATCTGGCAAATTCATTTGTTTTTCCTCTGGTAGCAGGTGGCACTCCGCAGGATGCAGGTCGTGTCCGCGATCACCGCTTTGTCGTCCCAGTATTCATCTGCGCCAACTTTTCGGGAATCGCTGCCCCACGCTTCGATCCACTCCGGCAAGCTCTGGTTCACGGCATCAAAGTTCAGACCCCACTCTTTGCAGGCTGCAATAGCCGCGTCCAGTTCCTTGCCCGCCCTGCAAGTCCACAGGATCAGACCAGCACCCGCCGCTTGTTCTTTCTTGGCTTCCTCGATAACGTGCCAGTTTGGTTCCCCGATCTCCGGGTATTTGCTCTGACAAATGCACCCATCAAAATCAATGGCTATCGCCCTGCGCATTTCGTCCACCCTTTCTTTTTCTGTTCAGTTCAGCAAGGTACTGCTTCCGAACATGGATTGCGATGTGCTGCGGCAAGTAATTGCGGTAAATCTGCGCACAGCCCTGAAACTTGTAGGCGTTGTGCGCAATGAGCATAATCTTGATCTTGAACATTTCGGCTCGCCCGATCACGCCCGCACGATATGCCCTTTCCATTGTTGCTGCAATAGTTTCTTCTTTTGTCATTCCGCTCACCCTCCAAGTTTCGGGTCGGGGCATTCCCATTTGTAGTCCTTAAATTGAATCAGTCGATATGTTGCAATTTCGCCCTCTACGATCTCGATTTCCTTGTTGAACTCCATGCCCATTTCGTAGCCATACACTCTAAAATCCAAGTTGTACTTTTTGGACATTTCAATATAGGGCTGCTCTTCGATATTCCATGCAGCTTTCATGTTCACAACGAGGATCGACTTCTTGCCCTCTTCGCATAAGTCCACATACTCGCCTTTTTCTACGAAGTTTCTTCTCGTCCCCTCGATATGAGCACTCTTGTCTACATACAGGTACATTTCTTCGCTGTCGGGGTCGCGCTCAAATCTGACAGCACCCTTTACAAGCTCCGTGTGTGCGCCGTCGCCCAGCCAGTTCGTAGTGTAGCAATGCAGACATTCCTCCACCCACCGCTTAATGTCTTCCGGCTTTCCGCGGATTTTCAGTTTTCCCTCTACCCAGTTCGGCATGATTCATTCTCCTTTCAAAATCCACACCTGATGCTCACCGTACCCGCTCCACGCCAGTGCGTTCTCATGGGTATCAACTGCAACATCAATGTGCGTTCCCTGCACTCCCGCGCCCTTGTCCTGCACAATGCGGATTCCTACCCCCTCAATGTACAAAACCGTGCCATACGGAAAGATCGTCTGATCCGCCGCCACGGTTACGCCCG